CCTTCGATGTTTTCAATGCTCATTGTGGCCCCCGATTTTTTTCTCGATTCGGGCTTTAATCACTTCCAGTTCCTCTCTAGAGATACCGTAAGCCAGGTCGTTTGCCATTTCCAATGCGAGAGTGCTTTTTTTCTTGGTTTTAGCCGTGATTGCTAACCAAAGTGCTTTCTCAAGTGCTTCAAGGTGTGTCATGTAATTCCCCGTATATGTGTTAATAACCCGTATGACCTTTGGTGAATTCTGCGTGGTGTAGACGGAGTACGCCTACACGAATCACGCAGAGTTATGACCTTCGGAGCCATCCTGCTGTGAGCGACTTTTGTCGAGTTTCCTCGATGCGGTTCGCGCTTCCTCACGATGTGCTGCGCGTCTAGAGTCCCGCTGCCCCGGTCTAGATTTAAGCCATCTCTGCGCGTGGTTTCCCCGACCAGAGAGAGCCGAGGAGATAGGGGATTGACGGATGTAAAGGCTAGCCTTACCATACGCCAATCTCCTATCCCCGTAGGGGATCATACCCGCACCCCGTAGCGGAGTAAAGCCCCGACCCCTAAAAAGGTCGGGGTTTTGCTTTTAGGGCCATTCTGGGCCATTCCTAGTTAGCCTGTACCTGTGCCGTCCCTTGGGATTGGGTGGCCCCATAAACGGCCCTGTGAGCCTCCAGAGCAGCCTGTAATTGGTACTCCCTGCCTCGGGGGAAATACCCCTGTTTACGCCACCGGAGGATCGCCGGAGGGGTCACGCCGAAAGCCTTTGCCATCTTGTTCTGGGAGCCGAAAAGGGCTACTGCCTCGTTAGGGGTCAACTTTCTCTCCTTGGGGTGTATACTTTTGTTTCGGGCTTAATTATAGTTCACATATCGGGGACGAACAACCCGACCCACAGACAGGAGAAAGACAATGCAATACGCGAATCACATAGGCTACAGCGATATCAACCCGTACGAAGTTATTCGCAAAATCAGCGATAAGACTTTAGAAATTCGCTCAATGAACGCCGAGCGTGACCCTTCCTGGAAACCGGACATCGTTCCTGGTGGGTTCTGCGCAAATTATCGCAATCAAGATCAACAGAAGTGGATCATTACTCGCAGCGAAGATAGCCAGACGGTTCTTATTCGATTAGGCAAGAGAGGGTGGAAAGATCGAGACGGACGCCGCTTCTCACTTTCTGACAAGCCCTGCAAATTTTACGACTACAACTTTTAATCATAGAGGCGGGGACTGCAAACCCGCCATCTTCCACAGATAGGAGTTACACAAATGGCTTATATGAATCAGGAACGCAAAGCAAAGATCGTCGAAGCCCTCAAGCCGGTTCTGGCGAAGTACAAGATGAAAGGCACCCTCAAGGTGCGACACCATAGCGCAATCGTTCTTACCCTTAAGAAAGGCCCGATTGACTTCGGTAAGACCGAGGGCAGCGTCAACGTATTCTGGATCGATCACCACTACGAAGGCGTAGCGCGAGACTTTCTCAAGGAGGCCCACGACGCTTTGCTCTCGGCGGGGTGGTACAACCGCAGCGATGCGATGACCGACTACTTCGACATCGCTTACTACACCGATATCAATATCGGCGCATGGGGCAAGCCTTACGAGGTGGCGGCGTAAGCCGCCCTCTCTCATGGCAACCGTAGACGTTAGGCTCTATTTGCTCGGCACACTTTGGGAAGTCGAGATCGATTTCGAATACGACTCCGAGGATAACTGGGAAGTCATCGACATCACCGAGGTCTGGCTTCTTGGGTATTACCCCGAAGCGTCGAGTATTACCAAACGCGACTATGTGCGATGCAAGATCAAAGCGAATTTGCTTGAGATGAGCAACGCCGACTATCAGAACTGCGTCGAGATCGTAAAAGAGTTCATCGAAGATGCGCGGCACGAACGCCGCAGAGGTGACCTATGAAAGCCGAACCGGTGATTGCATTTCCTCTACTTGGCGTAGAAGCCGAAGCGATTGTCGATATTGAAGTGCTAGGCGAGGGCGAGGATACCTATACCTACTCGCTCGACTGCATCACTATCGTAAGCATCGACGGCGACTGCGTAGAAATTGAAGTCAAGATCGATGACCTACCCGCCGTTAGCAAGACGGGACTCATCGCTAACCTAGATTGTTGGCTCGATAAGTACGCAACCGAGATCATGGCTAGCGAATCCGACTACATCGCAGATATGGCCTACGACCAATTCCGAGAGGCACACGACTATGAATAAGCAACCCGTATGGCCGTTAATCGCCGCTATTGTTGCGGTCTTTCTTATCGCAGCAGCCGTCGAGCCGTGCGACGGTCACTCATGTGGTGATACCCATGCGCAACGATGATTTCTGGCGGCAACTCGAGGAGCAGTCCAGATACGAATTCGAGATGCGAATGCAGCGTCTTAAAGAATCCGCAAACGAGAGTCTAACGATTGACGCGAGGCAGAACCCACGCCTCTCGGCTGCGCTAGAGGTCACGTTGCGAGAGATCGAAGAAGTGCTAAACAAAGTCAATGGAGTAACAAAATGAATCAATCACAAACGATTGGTGCGTTAGCGGCTGCTCTAGCCAAAGCGCAAGCGGGTATAACGGGAGCCGTTAAAGATTCGGCTAATCCGTTTTTCAAAAGCAAGTACGCAGACCTAGAATCGGTCTGGTCGGCTTGCCGTAAGCAACTCACCTCGAACGGGCTTTCGGTAATCCAGACCACACAGCCTACGAAGCAAGGCACGATGCTCGTCACGACTCTCGCGCATGAAAGCGGAGAGTGGATTCGAGGGTATATGCCTATCCTTTGCAAAGACAACTCGGCACAGGCACAGGGCAGCGGCATCTCGTATGCCCGTCGCTATGCCCTCGCTGCATTGGTTGGGGTCTATCAGACCGATGATGATGCGGAAGCCGCACAGGGACGCGATCCGCGAAGCATCACGGTAGACCCGCGAGGAGAACTAGGCAAGAACATCGATCAGAAAAAGAAGGAGCAGTTCATCGAGGATTTTAAGAGAGCGTTCGATCTCGACGCAGAGGAAAAAGAGATCGCGCTAGCCGTTCGCGCAGTCCATGAACGGATCAGTACAGATCACGACCTCTATATCGCAGTCAGCGATGCTCTGTCATCAAGAGAGCGGTCAGCGATCAAAGCATATTTACGCATAGCCAAGGAAAGCAAGTAATGGAAAAGCAATACGACAATACAAATCGCGGCGTTCTCTTTAAGAATGACCCGCAGGGAAACCCGAAGCGACCGCAGTATCGCGGCTCCTTAAATGTAGGCGGCGAGGAATACAACCTCTCTGCATGGATCAAGGAAAGTAAAAAGACAGGCGATAAATTCTTGAGTCTCTCTGTAGAGGCAAAGAAGGATGCGCCGAAACGTGCTGCGGCCCCTGCTGCCGAGCCTGACTTTAACGACGACATTCCGTTTTAATGCGCCGCATATTCCCTAAACGCACAAGCAAGGAGGCCATCGCGCAAGCGGTGGCTGTCCTTGTGCGGGATATTGACGAGTCTAAGGCGTGGCAAGTTACGGTCGAGGAATTTAAGAAGCCGCGCACGAATCAGCAGAACGCATACCTCTGGGGCGTGGTGTATCCGGCGATCCTAGAGGCAGGAGGCGAAATGCTTCGAGGATGGCTAGCCGATGATCTGCACGAATACTTCCTCGGGGAAATCTACGGCTGGGAAACGCTCGAAGGCATGGGGCGTAAACGACTGCGACCGATGAAGCGAACGTCGAGGATGACGCGCTCGGAGTTTATGGAGTACCTAGAACAGATCAGCCAACGATGCGCGAATATGGGCATCGTCATACCGGAGCCGAACTATGGATAGGCCAGTCATCGATCTGAATCCGTGGGAGTACGAATGGGCTTCTCACGTTGGCGCGAGACGGTATATCGAGAATTGGGGGAACCCAGACGCGGCGTACTACAAACGAGATCGTATGGAGGATGACAGGACGGCACAGGTCGCAGCGTGCGTTGCGGAGTTAGCCGTAGCCAAGTATGCCAATCGATTCTGGTCGGGCCATGTCTGGCATCGTAGCGAGCATAGCAAGTATCGGAAGGCGGCAGATGTGGGAACGAATATCGAAGTGAGACGACTGCGCACAAAAGAGACTGCTGCGGTAAGGAAAAAGCAACTCGGGCAAGGTCTGGTGTTATTCGTGGCGAAGCCGATCATGCCGGAGTGCCGACAGGTCATCATCTACGGATATCTCGACTACGACAAGGCATGGAGCCTAGCCGTACCGAGTAGTTACGATCCAGAGCATACGAGAGAGATCGGGCCGGAGTTCTTAAAACTTTTATGAACTTACGCAACGCAGCAAAGGGTCGCCCATGCATGGTCAGGCTTCCCGATATCTGTAACCACAATCCCGAGACGACTGTGCTTGCTCATATCCGCATGGCGGGGTTGAGCGGAATGGGGATCAAGGCTGACGATCTACTCGGCGCATGGGCTTGCTCGTCCTGCCACGATGCGATTGATCGTCGGTCGCATACCGACCTC